TTGAGAGTTACCCGTGACCGTCACGCCATCCGCAAGCGTGCCAGTGACGTTGCTGTCGCCAAAAACGGTCTTAAGGACTTCGGCGTTAAGGGACTCAATGAGCGTAAGCCCGAAGGTGTCAGAAAAAGACGTCTGGAGCGTAAGAACGGTATCACCGCCCCACGCCTTGACCTCATCCGACTCGATGCTCATGGCGTTTGTGAGGCCGTCCTCCGAGACATAGCCGAGCGCCTTAAAGTCCGCGCCGAGCGCCGTTGTGGCGTCCGTGGGCAGGGTCGCCGTGATGTCAGCGACATACACCGCGCCCGCAATAGCCGGTTTGCCGACTGATACATTACTCGCTGTGGGCATTATGTAGCCTCCTTATAGTAGGTAATTAAAAATACCGCTTGGTAGCGGTATCTTTTGGTTGTCGTGTCTGTGAAGTTGTAATCCGACTCTAACCGGCAAGCCCCGATAGCGTCCTCCGTCCTCAAGTCCTCAAATGCCTCTTTGACGCGCTCATTTAGCGCTATCGCATCAAGCATTGTCAGACCGTAAGACTGCGCCGCTATCGTTGCCCGGTCTATTTGGTCGGTTTGCGTGCCGCCTGTCCGCTCAATGATTACATACTCATTAGGCGGGCTTTCTGGCTCTTCGGCATAAACCGGCACGCTTAAATGGTTGTTTAGAAATGAGATTAAAAACGGCTCAATCATAAATGCACCTGCCCGATTGCTTTTAGCAAAGTGTTGTTGTCGAGGTTGTCTTTTTTAGCCCCGTAAGATTTAGTTATCACCGAAGCAACATATCGGTTTTTACCGTTCTGCCCCGATGGGACGTAACCGTCACCGCATGTTGACGCGATCTGGTGCGCGGCCTCATCGCAGAGTGCCGCAAACTCAGCGCCCTTAAGCAACTGGTTTTTGATCGCTTTGCGGTTTAGCTTTAGCTTCTGTTTATTCATAGCGCTCCAACAACACTTTGCCATTCCAATCCAACGGGATATTAGACTCTATGCCGTAACGCGGGATTCCGATAGTCCGATAGACGCCAGACCACGGCGCAGGAAGTCGCACGGTCGTGTCCGTCCACGTGTGCGTGTCGCCTTTCGGCAGGGCAAGAGTCGCCCCTGCCCGTTTGCCGTAAAGGTTAACCGACGTCGTAATGTCGTCTGTTGTCGGCTCACCGACTAAAACGCCATTAACGGCCTCCTCAACCTCCTCATAAACAGGATGGTTAAGCGAATCAACACCCGTTTGCGTTTTGACCCTCAAAAAAACTATCACGGTGTTTAAGTGTGTCATAAGGCTCAATCACCTCGATTTTCTGCCGTCTTAATCCCAATCGTTTAAGCTCTGAGTTTTTGACAAATAAGCCGCCGCCCGCGTTAAAGTAAGTGCCGCTCCAAGAGTAGCCGAGCGCGCTTTGGCTCTCTTGGGTCATTGGTTCGCCGCTCGTTGACGTCAGCAGGGCACGTGTCGTAACATCGACCGTTACCGACTTAACAACGGTGTCTAAGACCTGCTCCGCCGTCATCATGGCGTCGAGGTCTTGCCCCCTGTTAAGTGCCTCCTGCCTCAAAGTATCAGACACGAGCGGAAGCAACGCCTCCGCTCGTGTCTTTTCCTCTGCTGTGAGCGGTCGCCACATGGCTTCAATATCACTTACTGTTGCGTATGGGCTTCTTTCTGCCATTTGTCGACTCCTTTTTAACCGGCTTGACTTCCTCAATGTCTTTGCCCTTTACAATGCAGGGGCTTTCAAAGGTGTTGCCGGTCTTGGTGTTGCGATAAACCATTAGGCCGTGATGATGCGCGCAAATGCCGACGGAACAAGGATGCCCCATCCAATGTAAGCTTCGCCTCTAAGGTAAACCTGATTGTGGCCCTTGAGGTCGCCCGCTGTGGCGTCGTTGTCCGGGTTGCCGTACTCGATCACCTCAACAGGCACTTCTTTGGCATAACCCCATCTGAAGTAGTCGGCAAAGTTGCCAACGATAGCGCGGTCTTTAACGCCCGTGCCATAGCTGACCGTGCCGTTGACGTCGACCGGCAGACCGTTGATAGTGGACGGCGAAGCGCCCCACGCAAGCTCCGGGAAAAGAGACTCGTTAGAGGACGTGCCTTTTGTGAGGGACGCGAGGGCCGTTCTAAAGGCCGGCGCCATCGCCATGCCTGTGACGTCATGCTCTGCCGTCTCAACAAGCGAGATGGCGGTCGTAACGTCCACGTTAGCGTTAGCGGTCACGGTGACGGTCTGAGACACAACATCGTCAAAGTTCTTATCCGTAAGCTGTGTGGCCTCAGCCCCCGTGCGCGGGTTAATGCCATGGAAGGCCATAATATCGAGACCACGGGCGGCCTTACGGGCGAATCCCTCAGCGAACGTGGCGAGGATATTAAGGCGGGTTTCCTCGGAAGCATACATAAATTCGTCAGATACTCTCATGCCGTATTCGACCTTAAACGGGCGAATCTGCACAGGGGCGATAGCTCCGCCGCCGTTGCTCTTAGCGCCGTTTTCGCCAACAAGGTCAACTTCCTTGTCAAGCGAGAAGGTGAAAACATCGTTGCCGTTGAATGAGACCGGCATAGTGCCAGACAGACGCGCAAGCGAGGATTTGCCGCGCACGGTGTTAAACATTTCAGCAACGAGAGTAGCGGGGAAAAGTTCCCCTTTAGAAAGAACGTTAGCCATTTTTTAATTTCCTTTCGTTAGTCCGTTTAAAAGTGTTCTGTAAGCGGCGTTTTTAGCCGCTTCTTTGTTGTCAACCGTATACGGATCGGGTGTAAAAGCGGGAGCGCCCATGCCGCCGTGCATATACTTGCTCAACGTCTCGGCATCCGCTCTCATGGCCTTTTCATCTGCCCCGGTAATCCGCTCGGCAAGTTCAAACGGTAATTTATACTCGTTTGCGATCTTGATTTTAGTAAGGCTGTTTTCGGCCTTTGTTGCCTTGGCTGTCAGCTCTGACAGATTTGCATCATAGTCTTTGTACTTTTCGACAAGTGCGTCATAATCGGCCTTGGCCTTTTTAGCTTTACCCTCAAAATCCTCTTTGATGAGGTCGTCATACTTGCCCGCCTTTTCTTTGAGCGCGTCATAATCCGCGTATTTCCTGCGCTCTCTTTCTAAGCGCTCTTTAAAGGCTTCGTTGTATTCGTCCTCGGTTTCAAAAACTTTAAACGCCATAAATTACCTCCCCTGTTAACCGCCGGTGTGCGTAAATTTTGATATAACAAAAAAGGACTTGCGCGTCCGCTTGTCCTTTCATGCTCTAGTAACTAATTTTCTGTTTTCGCTTTGCTTTAACCCGTGTACACTGGTATAAAGCTAAAATAGCTGAGTCTAGCAAAGTCACATCCACGCCATCTTTTAACGACCTAAAGCCGTAGCCGCCCTGCGTGCCTATCGTCCTCTTTTCGACGTTTGTTACACTCTGGGCTAGTGACGGTTGGCCGGCGTGGCTTATCTGTTTATCTGCTAGTGCCTGTACAAACATGGCGTTTGCGCTGACAAATTCCGCCGTAGTCGCATAGATCGGTTTTTTTAACCCGACGTCTTTCATCTCCTCAGCTAACTCTTTTGCGCCGTTGCCGTCTATCGTTACGCTTGAATAGGTCGCCGCCCTCAAAAACGACAGAATCCATGAGTTGCCCGCGCTGATCGGGCGGCAGTCAATGGCCTCGACAAAGATTTTATTGTCCCAAGTGCGGCACGCAATCGACATGGAGACGTTAAGCCCGTCTCTACCGTACTTGATACCGACCGCCATTGGCCCTGCAAGGTCTGGCAACTTGTCAACCTTGCAATCGGCCCACTCTTGGGTGCTGATTACCGACTTAAGGCTATACTTAAACCAGTAGCCGAGCCTTTGAATGGTAAAATCTAATTTATCTTTTCTTAGCTCTTGCCTAACAACCCTCTCTTTGAGCTTTAACCCCATTGACGGGTTAGTCTCATACCATAGGTCGACGTCATCTAACTCTTGCGGTTCTTCGTCTATGCCCCACTCAGCCCAACCACAATCTTCCGTCTCAGCGCCTAAAACCTCATCGCGCATATCGGTAAAGACCGTACCGGCGCTAACCATTGTCGGCGGTGTGCCGCATAAAATGGTCTGCGGATTGTCCGACGCGGATACGGTGTAAATTAGTGTTGATTCTTGCTCGACAGTGTACTCTTGCGCCTCATCAATGACTAACAGGTCATAGCCCTCACCGAGTCCGCCGCTGTCTGTACGCGTTCTAAAGCTGATAGAGCCGCCTGTCCGTAATAGGGTGATAGTCTCTAAGCCAAACTGTTTTGTGGCCTTGTAGGCGTTCTCCGGGTGCGACACGCCCTTTTTATCGCGTCCCACCTCAACATATCCCGCCTCACTCAATATCTGGCAAAGACGCGTCCATGCGGTGTGCGAGGTCGTGGTCTTGTGCGCGGTGTGCAACATCTGCTCCCCGTTCTCAAGCCCCCATAATTCGCGGATCGCTAAGACCTCATTTTTGCCGTTTCGGCGCGGTAAGCTATAGCCGAATCTAAGATGCGTCCATAGCCCGTCGTCATTAACCGCCATTATGTCGGCGGTCAACAACTCTTGCCACTCCATCGCGGTGCGCGTCTTTGAGCGGTTGTAAATCTCTATCGCCTCAACGCCCTTTGTCTCTTTGTACGGCAGAATCAACGAGCGCGTCGGCGTCTGCCGTCCTATTCTCACCCTCTATAAATCTCCGTGTTGTATTTTAGTCTTTCAATCAGCTCATCTGGCGTT